GGTTTTTCTAGCTTCTGGGTATATTTAATTGCATAGTGAGTGCCTTTGCTTTTAGTATCCCAGATTGCTAGAACTCTATCAGCATTGTCAATCATCTGTTTAGTACGTATAAAAAAGTATTTACTATCAAACTCAGATGAGCTATCTAGTAAATGATAGGGTAAAAACTCTACCACATCATGCCCATGTGACTGAGCATAATGTTTTGATAGAGGATCAACACCTTTAGCACTACCTATCAAGAAAGTTACGGAAGAGGAAGGGAGCTCTTTAATAAACTTATCTATGATAGGTAATACTTTATCTGCAGAATCAAGGCTTCTGCTGCCTACAACACACACTTTCATTCTTTAAACCATGCCACTTGTATTCTTAATATTAGTAAATCTATAAGACAGTAACTAATAACTTTACCATCTATTTCTGCCTCTGTAAACTCTATACCTATTTGTACTCCACATATAGGTTGTAGTGTAGCTATCATATAATTTCACAGCTTCCTGATGAACACGCAAGTTCTTGTGCACCTGTTGTGTTGTCATCTTGTTCTATAAACAAACTCCAATCTAACACTGTAGGAGTCACTTTTTCTAAGTCAGTTACTTGATCATATGTAGCATCTTGGTAAGGTGCTTGAGGATATGTATGATCTGAATGAGGTAAGAAGGATACTCCACTAATCTCATCAAAATGTTTCCATACCCATGAACCTACTTCAACCCACTCTTTATCTTTTACTGATATAGTTACTGATGGTTTGTGTTCACACCAGTGTCTTTGATATGTTAACCATAGTTCCAATTGTTCTATAGCTGACTTATCATTTCTTGTTATCGCACCTTTAGGTGCTCTAATAGGAAAACTAAATATAGATGTAGATCTTGGATTCATCTGACAATCTTCGTGTTTGACTCCTGCTTCTATAAGAAAATCAGTAATAGGATCTTTCTTATCCATACGAATAGTCCGTATATACTGAGCATTATGACGAGCATGAATGCCACTAGCAGAGTCAACCAACTGAGATACTGTACCACTAGGTTTAACGCAAGTAATACTTGCTGATACAGGTATATTAAGTATCTCAGCATACTTCTCATTTGTTTTTCTAGCTTCATCTCTTAGTCTTTCTAACAGTTTAGGATCAGGATTAGCAGTTATCTTAGCATCCATAATACCTGTTAATGATACACCAAGTAGTCTTTCTTCTTCTGTATTCTGTGTCCATTCTGCTGACAAGAACTTAAAGTCTGTCATTGTAGATTGTATTGTACCTAGTAAGGTAGCTAGTTTAATCTTACGTTTTAAGGACTCTTCTGTATCTCCTGCCCTGACAACAACTTCTGTAAGGTTACAGAATTGTTTATCACGTAGGATAATCTCTGAACAAGGGTTCGTTCCGTAGCTAAAATTTGGATCTCTTCGTCCCCACTTAGCGGCTTGATTTTGTGCAGCAACTCTATTAAAGATTCCTCGCTCACCTGATTTAGACTTGACCAGAGATAACCATTCTTCCATGAAAGTCTCACTGTCAGGTGTTTCTGTGTAGGCAACGGAGTTATTTGCAAGACCTCTGTGTGGATTGTCATTATACCATGCTCCCATTTTAGCTTCTCGCATTCTGCGATCAGTCAAGTTAGATAAAGAGATAAGAGCAGATCGTCGTACTCCACCTACTACAACGATCTGTCCTATCATACACATGATGTCATGAACTTCGATCGAAGATAGCTTACGTCCTTCTGCCTGCTTGAAAGTTTCTATTACAAAGTCAAATAGTTTTTTCAATGGGTCAGGTCCACTTGCTCTTCCTCCAAAGGTCTTGAGTCTAGAGCCTGCAGGTCTTACCTTAGAAAAATCAAAGTTAGGTATATCACCCTCATATAAATGAGAAATGAGTTTCTTAAAGGCTTTAGCCCATCCTAACTTGCTGTCTTCTACGACTATGACATCATCACATAAAATAATTTCATTAGGTACACTAGGTAGTTTATTAATATCTTGTCGTTCACAAGAGAATCCTACACCTGTACCATTCATTAAGATATATAGTGCTTCACTAAAAGCACGTTTATTATTTACAGCTAAATAACTACAGTTATATGCTGCTATATTGTCTCGTTCACATGCCTCACCAGCTGTCATTAGTAGTCTCATTGAAGGCATTACTTCTAGTTTAAGTACTGCTTCACGCAGTTCTTCAATGTCTTTTTCTAGTGTAGGTGTTTTAGTTTTTAGGTAAGTTACTAGTCTGTCAACTGTTTCTTCCCATGTTTCTCTTCTATTCTTTTCTGGTATATATCTTGCGTATCTTGATGAGTGTATTACTTGTTGGTATAGAGTAGGTAACTCATTCCTTATCGTCGTAGTCATAAAAATCAAACCCTTCTTTAGTATCATCTATCAATTCTCGGAGATCATCTTGATGCTCCTCGACCTTATCTACAAATTTATTAACTAAATCCTCTGATGTAATGCCTAGTACTTCTAACAGAGTTATCTCGTCAACATTGTAAAGCTCTTCTATAAGCTCTGAAAACGTTAATGCCATTATTTCTTCTCCACCTTTTTAGTATCTTTCGTTTTCTTTTTAAAGATTCTATCATAGTTGTCTTCATACTTTTTAGTATTAGATTTAGAATTAAATTTAGGTTGTTCAAACTGTGTCATGATATAGTTCCTTTAATAATTCTAGATAATGTATTGCTTTATCTAAATCTTCTAATCCGTTTTTATTCTTCCATCTACATACATACTTAATTACGTTACCTTCTAAGTATCCTATGTTGTTAGCATGAATAAACTCTACTGGCTGTATTGCAAAGTCTTTATAGTGAGAACCACTAACTTGTTTTTTACTAGCTTGTTGTATTAGTATATCATTTTTTCGCACGTTTGTCAACCCCATATTTACTATTTACATAATTTAATGAGACTGCCATCTCATCAAATGCTCCGTCTTTTACTTCATGTAATACATAGAAGCCTCTCCAATGTTGATTACCTTGATGGTTCAAGTAATCTTCATTGTGTTCATAACAACTACCTGCTATGATAGCTGTAATTTCTCTACCATCTGCACGTCTAGCATATGCAATCTGTCGTCCTTGTTGATGTCCTGCGAAACATGACATGTGTTTTCTATTGAGTAAAGCAGAAGCAGATGTGACTGGTCTGCCCATGACACCACTCGCAAAATAGTGACTGTAAGCAATACCATCAACCACAACCACGTCAAGATAATCATATACTTCCCAACCATATTGTTCATAATTTAAATCCTTAATACTAATTAGTTCTTCTAATTTACGATCGTTGTTTACAGCTCGATCTATCCTATCCTCATGGTTACCTAATGTAAGTATCATACGAGGTTTGTATTGTTTCTTTCTAAGTTTAGCTTGTCTAGCTTGTAGCTTACGAACTGGTCCTAGTAATGCATCCATACCTTTGTGTGTTGCACGTATGTCTGCTTTATATGTACGTCCTTCAAAAGCTTTTTTACCTACATCATAGCTTGATAAGCTAGGCATATCAGCAAAGTCACCTATACATACTATAACTTCAGGTTGTTTCTCTGCTATATACTTACCTATATTTTCTAAATATTTAACAGATACGCCAGGCTTAACCTGACAATCTGGTATAACTAAGTGTTTCATTGTAACGTCCCTCCAGGTTTTATATCTTCTTCTAATTGAAACTCAGCATCACCTTCGTTTATTTTAATAATGCCAGCTCTAATTAAATCTTTAATAGCATGATCCATTAAGAACTCTGCTTCTAAATTGTCTACAGTAAAATCAAAGTCATAAGAACCATCCTCATTTTTTCTTAAGTTTTTTATAATCATTTATCCAATCACTCCTATAATCTAACCATAAGAAACCATTCTTAGTAGCCCATTCACCGTAGGTTGTTTTACTGCGTTTAGTTATCTTATTGTCAGCGTTCATAAATAAAAAGATAATGGTTATATGTGGGTTGGATTCTTTAAACCATACCATCTTTTGCCTTGTTGCTAAGTCTAACTTACCCTTAGCTTCTATGTATACATTACGAGCCATTTTAAAATCTGGTATATACTTACGATGTATTACAGGTTGTATGTACTCATGTTTATCTGGTTCGTATTGACATGACTTGTAATGTTTGCGCAACTCTTTCCACACAGTTGCTTCAAACTTACTTTTAAATGCTGGCATATCGTTCCTTATATTTCAGTCTATCGTTACGAAGAATCCATAGACAACTAGCATTCATTAAAAACTCTTCTTCATTACCATAGGCATTTAAAACTATCTGCAACATTTCTTGTTCTGTTTGAGCAGGTTCCAGTAAGACTCTTGCTTTCTTTTCACCCAAGCCTTCAATGCCTTTAATATTGTCACTTCTATCTCCTTTGATACACTGTTCATAAAATAGACGAAGACCTTCTAGTTCTGTTTGCTCAACAAAAGTATCAGGTCTTGTCCAACCTTTACCGTTAATCTCCCAAGAGAAGTGTCGACCTGGTATTTGTAACAAGTCTTTATCTAGACTGCATATGATTGTGTCATCTGTTTGATAGATGCCAAGCATATCATCTGCTTCTAATCCTTCATCTGCTACTTCTACATTAAGCTCAGACACACTCCATGCTCTTAGATCATCAAGGTGTTTAGGCTTTGGTGCTGTACGATTAGCTTTGTACTCAGGATAGATTTGTTTTCTAAAGTTATTAGTACCTGTTAAGAAAGCTTTATAAGAACTAGCCCCTGTCTTTTCAATAATCTGATCAAACAATTCGTTAGCTCTGTATATAGCTATACCTAAGTCATCATTCTCTGCGCTTGCTGCGCATCGAAAGCACACTAAATCTTGGTCAATTAAGGCTTCCATATTAGTAAGGAATATCTCCAGTTAAGTCATCGATAACATTTGCAGTGGAGGAATTACCCTCCATTACAAATCGTTCATACTGCTTAGCTAAAGCTACAACATCTGCACTTGATAATGGTTTACCATGTGTTGCTAGTGTAGCTACTGCATTAGATAAAGAGCTTTGTCTTACAATCATTAGTTGTCGTAAGGCACGTTCTTCTTTAGTCTCGTAGTTACTACCAGTTACTCTAGTTGGTTTAGCTTTACTATCAGATGTCGAGGATGCCGCTACGCTTTGGCTTGTAGGCGCAGGCGCCACCTCTCCATCTGCTAATACTGCAGTCCAGTTCCAGTATCCAGCATCATCTTTTTCCATAGCAATGTTTACTGAGTCACCTTTTTCCCAAGTCTGTGCTGTTCTAAACACATCTGGATTAGAGAATGACATTAGTTTCTTGCTACTTACTCTACCTTGGTCATCTTTATATGTGACTTCTAATGACTGGTATTGTCTACCATTACGGTTAGTACTTGTTTGTGGTTGTGCTACATCAATAATATTAATTAACATTAACTATCTCCATATTGCCCCATGTTTCACCGACTTCACATTCGACTCTCATGGGTAAGTTGAACTTATGTCCGAATAACTTTTCAAAGTTATCAGGTACATCGTTAAAACATTTCTCAACAATTTTAACTATACTATTATTATCCCATACTTTAGAATCAAAGTCAAGTATAATTGAATCATGTACAGTATTAATTAGTTTAACACCTTCCTTGTTGAGTAATCTATTACGTAAAGAAACTCTTGCTATTGACATTAAGTCAGCACCTAAGCCTTGAACTGGATAGTTAAGTATCCTAGTTCGTGGGTATTTAACCCCATAGCTCGTAACCTCTGGTTCGTAATAATACACACGACCAGTAGGCATAGTAAGTTTCCTATCTCGTTTAGCTCTAAATACTATTTCATCATGCCACTCCTTTAGTTTAGTATACTTGTTGTAGAATTGATCTATAATGTTTTGCCAATATGATTCATCACCAATCTCTTTAAAGTTAGGATCATTAGCATATGAGTAGGCAGACCCACCATAGATAAGTCTGAATACGAATGTCTTGGCTATAAGCCTAGAAGGTAATCCAAACCTAGTCTGGTTATCAGAGTGCATGTCAGTTCCGTCCCAGATTTCTTGTATAGCTAGGTCGTCTTGACTTAGGTAGGCTGCACCTACCCACTCTAATTGTTTAGCATCTGCCTGGAGTAACATTATAGTTCCTCGAAATAAACCTCACCACCTTCTACCAATGGAGGTAATGCTCTAGGTAGAATAGGATCATTAATAATAATCTCAGGTAAAGGTTCTGATTCTGGTATATCTAAAGCAGTTACTTCATCTATACTAGATACAATAATTTCTTCTGCTATAATATCTTCTATTGGTTTTTCTTTATTAGGTCCTATTAAAATTGCTGCTAAACCTAAACAAAAGATTACAATAACTCCTGCGTAGATTTTTTGATCTACGTCTTTAGCTGTTTCCATACATATCTCCTTAATATCTTGAGGTAAAGAGAGACTTAATCTCTCCATCAAAGTTTTGTAGGTTAGGTCTACTACTAGATAACCTACCTGTTCTTGCTACACACTGGTTTAGTTGCCCATGTATTTCTCCTTTCTTCCAGTTATTATCATCAATCAACTTACATAAACCATGGTAGTAAGTTGACTTTCTTTTTTCTAGCGTAGCTCTTGTTAAGAGTATATCTAGAATCTGTTGACCTTCTGCATTAGGTTTAAGCGAGCGTAAGGTCTTTTCATCAGTAGAGTAAAGACCTTCTTTAGCGAGCTCAGTACCTTTCAGAGGTCGTACTCGTCGTGGACACTGGTACTCTTCATCAAACCATTGTAGTTTGATCTCACCTTTTCTAGCCCCAGATTTGTAATGTCCGACAGGACGCTGATACTTGTACTTAATAGTCCCACCGTAAAGGAAAGCGCTAAGATGGTCCACGCTATTAGGGTTAAAACTATCAAAGCCGTGGTATTCAAAAAGTCTTTGGTCCAGTTTAGCAATCTGTTCTTCAAGTTCGTCTCCTAACGTTTTGCTTTTATCATAATCATATAGTATACCATTAAATTCCATTTCTTGCAACACTAATAGATCTTGATTGTGCAAACTAACTAACCGTTTAAGTTCAGGACGTTTGTTGAGTTCTTCCATTTGCTTTAGAAATATCTGCTCAGTTAGTTTAACATCTTGTTTAAGATAGTCAGTAAGTATTTCTTCTGGTATATCAGGTGTGTCAATACCATTCTTCCAGTACTGTTCTGACACTATATCCAGTTTAGATTCTAATCCGTAGTGTTCAGCAACACCATTAAGACTAGGATATGGGTTTGATTGTCCATCAAGTATAAACTGTACTACTTGACAGTCCCATATACGTTTAGTAGCAAAGGTAATTCCATACCTTGCTAACCAATGTAAATCGAATTTGATATTAAACCCCACAAGGACAGTGGCAGAGTCAATAGACTCTTGTACATTTAGGAGATTATCCTTGTAGGGCTCAACATCATACTCGATATTAAACACTTGATCATCTACTCCAATATAGCAGAGCTTATTAGTTTGATCAAATGGGTTACCTTTATTAGATGTAGTTGTTTCTACATCAAGTACTATGTATGGTTTAGATGTCTTCATATCTCGCAATCTCTGGTTTAATTAATACTTGAGTACTCCCGTGACGTAAGT